GGGGTAAATATTTTTAGAAATTTAGTATACAGTAATCTGGTTGAACTGTTACTTGTAATTCCTGAGCAGCGTTTTCATTATCCCAGTTGTAATCTCCAAAGTTAGCTTCTGTAATTAAAGCTCCTTTAATAATCCATTCTGAAACGATATCACCTACAGGTCCTAATACGTTCATAGTTAAATCTTTTTTATAGAAATCACTATATCCGTCTCTACCTGTTACTGATTCGTGGTGTAATCTAACCCATTCCATTACAGCTTGTGCACCACTTGGAGTAATTGGATCAAATAGTGTCATTTGAATCGTATTCCAAAGTGTTTTACCTTTAACATATCTTGCAACGTTAATGTGGTTTAATTGAACTGTACCTTGAGTTAATGAAACAGCTCCCATACCTTTGATTTGGTATGAAGGAATCCCGTCAACGTATAGGATAAACCTATTTTGTTGCTTTGGTTCAAATGCTGTATAAAATATTTCGTTCGGGTCTAATACTGCCATTGTTGTTTATTTTATTATAAATATTCTATTTTTTAATTTTTATTCAGGAAATGTTGCTCCAGTTGGTAAAACATTGAAATCTAATATTACGAATTCAGCTGTTTTAGTTGGTTGTAGATAAATTTGTCCTACTAGCTCATTTCTATCAATCACGTCTGGTGTGTTATTGGAAGCATCCATTACCACTTTAAACGCGTATAATCCTTGTCTTTGTTGTACACTTTCTAAGTATGGGTTAACTTCTGCTAAGAATGCATTTCTTGTTGCATTTGTATTTTGTTCAAATACTAAGTTATCTGATACTTGTACAATGTATGATTTTAATGCTATTAATAATCTACGTACATTTACTCTATCTAAAGCACTTGCTCTTTTTTGTAATGTTTTCTGTCCAAATACTACAACTCCACTTCCTGGGAATGTTGCTATTGGGTTAACATTTGCTTCGTATAAAGTATCTCTGTTTCCAGATGTTAATTTTCTTTCTGCTCTTACTACACTACCTAAAGCTCCTCTAATTAGACCTGCTGGTGCGAACCATGGATCTGAAGAAGCATCTGTAAATGCATATACTGCTGGTATATAAGTTGAAGCTGGTGCCCATACTGTTTGTCCAGTATTTGCATCAACTGTCTGTAACCAAGGCCAGTATGTAGCTGAGTATGAAGTATCGTATGAAGATGCTTGTGTAGTTACTGAGTTGATTGTTGAATCATATGCCACTAAGTCAATTACTGAAATACAATCTGTTCTACTTTGTGCTAATGCTACAATTGAACTAACTTGTGATGAATGTATAGATCCTATTAGTCCAGGAGCTGATATTACATTATATTGATAATCATCTTTATTAGTTAAAATATTAATTGAAGCTGTATAATCATCAGGACTAATACCTTGTATGTTTGCAGCAGTTATATTTTCATTAAATTTAGCATCATTGTTTATTACGTTTTTACCTGTAGCGGCTGCAAATGAACCTGATCCTACTAATGGTAAACTTCCTGTAAATGCTGCTTTAATTGAACCGTCATTATTAAAATATTGAGGTGTTGGTGTTCCAACGCTATCTACATAAACATAAGCACTTCTACGTGGGTAATTACCATTTGTTTTTACATAGTAATCAGCACCATCTTGTTCTATACTATAATAAGTATCTCCTATTACTTTACCAACATAATTAACTGCTGTTGGATCTAATGATAAGTTATTATAAGTTTCTAAAATAGCTTTTTGATTATTAACATCATTACCACGTCTAATCAATAATGAAAATTGTCCTGATGATGTATTTACTGAAGCAATTTCCCATCTTAGGTTATCAGCTGATCCACTTACTAATGAACCATTTGCATTTAACGAACCTGAAGAGTTCATAATTTCACCTTCAGAGATTGTTTTTAAAACAAATGATTGTTTTTGATATTGAGTAGCTGCTGCATCCGCCCAAGCGTTAGCCATGATACCACTTCCGTTTGGACCTGCTTGACTACCTGAAGTAAACGCAGATGTAAATGAACCAGATACTGCTCTTGATACTAATAGTGATTCGCCACCTTGAGCAAAATAATTTCTTGCTGCGATAGAATTTAGATATGTGTAATATTGGGAACCGCTTTCTACTGCTCCTCCAAAAATAGCCTCATATTGTGAAAATGAAGATACCGCTGTTGGAATTTGCACAGGACCTTTAACTGCAGGTCCGATAATTGCTGCACCAAAAGTTACAGGTCTTGATCCAATAAACGACTGATCATTTTCTCTTGCTAATACACCCGGAGATATTAATGTTTCTGCCATTGTTATATATTATATTTATTTTGTTTTATTATAAATATTAAAAATTATCTCAAAAAACTATTCTACTGGGATGATTTCTCCTTTTTCTAAATCAAGATTACCGTCACCATATTTTTCTGTAAGTTCTTTGGCTAGATTACTTTGATCTACTCGTAGTTTTTTAAACTTTTC